ACAGTTTCTTAAAAAAGGCGGGCAAGTAAAAAAGACAAAGAAGTATGCAAGTGGCGGGACCGTATCTTCTGCGTCTAAACGCGGAGATGGTTGTGCACAGCGCGGTAAAACGAAAGGCAGGATGGTATGAGACCGTGCCGTGGTATGGGTGCCGTTAATCCGGATAAGTTGCCAAACCGCACTAAAAAGCGTGATGGTAAACCGCCGGTTGAATTGTTTGCCGCAGGCGGTGAGTCGCGTGTAAACGAAGCAGGCAACTATACCAAGCCGGGTATGCGTAAATCTTTGTTCAACAGCATCAAGGCTGGCGGCAAGGGCGGCGCTCCGGGTCAGTGGTCGGCCAGAAAAGCTCAAATGTTAGCCATGCAGTACAAGAAGCGTGGCGGTGGATACAAGGATTAGGAGAATAAAATGGCTGGTCTTGGTGGGATGAATGTTGGCAATGCATTTGGTGGCGTTCCTCAAAATACAGGAACTACCCAACAGGGCGGCACCCTTCAGGCGTTGCCGGGAATGGGTACATCTACCGCTCAACAAACACAACAAAGTGCTGCGCAAAATCCATTAAATTCATTTAATCAAATGACTTATGGCAGTAGAACGCCAAGCACATTAGGATATACACCACAGCAAAATATTTATGGTTATAACATGAGTAGATTGGGTCAAATGATGGACCCATCCGCTACCTTGCCATATCAAAATATGGCCTATTATCCCAATCGGCAACAATATAATCCTTATTCTGGGTTTAATGATTTTTTAGGTTCTTTGGGTGGATTTTTTTCGCAAGCACCAAGTTTTTTTACCCAACCACAAGCGCCTGCGCCTGCGCCTGCGCCCTCTCCATTTGATACATCTGCGTTTGACAGACAAATTCAAGAACTTCAAAGACAGATTGAGCGCTTAACTAATGCTCAAATACCTGCAACACCTGCAACACCCGCAACACCAGATAACAGAGATTTGGATAAAGATGGTTTCCTTTCTCCAGATGAAATTGTTGCTGGATTATCTCCGTCAGACAGGTCCGCGCTTGAAGCGGCAATGCCGGGTCAAATAAGTGCTTCAGCGTCTGTTCCGGGCGCATCTGCTGGTGATGTTGCATATCGTCAACAAATATTAGATTTGTATAAAAATGCAAATATCGGAAGAAATGTAACAGAAGCAGATTTGGCTGCTTCTGCTGGTTATTTTGGCTCCGAAATCAGCCCAGAAGAAATTCAAGCATTTAATCAAGCTGTTGAAAAAGAAAAAGCAACCAGAGGTTATGCAGATGGGGGGCAAGTCCAAAAATTTGACCCGGCGATGAACTCTGGTGCGCAGTCCAATATGAGAAGTTCAGCAGAACGTGTTTATGACCTTGGTCCGGGCTATCGTGAGCTTGGCGTTCTTCCGGGAAATACAACAAATCAAACTGTTGAAGGTTTATATCGAGATATTCTTGGCCGCGCTCCAGAAAATCCTGAAGTTTCTCAATATTGGCAAGGCAAATTTGGCCCAAATATTGATTTTGATGAAATATCCCAATTTAGAAAAGCGGCTCAACCAGAACTTAATATTCGTCGCGGCACAACAGAGCAAGAAATTGGTGGTATTGCATCTGGTCAAAAAGGTCCGGGCGGAGAAAATTTAACTTACAGAAATGGCGTGCTTGGATTTTATCGAGACCCAGAAGCTGGAGAAGGAAGTTTTTTTAATTTTGCAGGATTAAATCCTAATTATGACCAATCAACAGGAAAAGTTTTTGTTCCTTTTTCAAATATGAAAAAAGGCGGAATGGTTCACAATGGAATGAGCAACCGTTTAAAGCATATGTTGAAATGAAAGCTCCTCAAAAAAGTTTAAAAGCATGGACAGAACAGAAGTGGAGAACTCGTAGTGGAAAGCCATCGACGCAAGGTTCAAAAGCAACAGGAGAGCGATACTTACCGGAGGCAGCGATTAAATCGTTATCTTCGGCAGAGTATGCTGCAACAACTAGAGCAAAAAGAGCAGGACGAAGAACGGGAAAACAGTTTGTTGCACAACCAAAGAAAATAGCCCAAAAAGTAGCGCCGTTTAGGAAAACCAAATGACCACAAGTGGAACAAATACATTCAACCTTGATTTAAATAATCTTGTTGAAGAAGCATTTGAACGCTGCGGTTCAGAGTTGCGCACGGGCTATGACTTGCGTACCGCTCGGCGCAGCCTTAATTTGTTGACGATTGAATGGGCTAATCGTGGCATCAATTTGTGGACAATTGAGCAGGGTTCTATTCCATTAACAAGCGGAACTGCAACATACAACATACCCATTGATACTATTGATTTGTTAGACCACGTTATCCGAACTGGAACTGGAACAAATCAAACCGACATCACTTGCAGCCGAATTAGCGTTGAAACATACCTGACAATTCCAAATAAAAATGCACAAGGCCGACCCATTCAGGTTTGGTTTAACAAACAGTCTGGCGCAACCTATCCAGATGGCGCTGGCACTGTTGTAGAAAGCCCAACAATTACTGTTTGGCCCGTGCCAAATGTTGACAACACTTATACATTTGTTTACTGGCGTATGCGCCGCATTCAAGATGCCGGAGACGGCGGCACCAGAACTCAAGACATTCCATTTAGATTTCTACCGTGCATGGTCGCCGGTCTTGCATATTATTTGTCAATGAAACTTCCAGATGCTACACCGCGTATTCAAATGCTTAAGGCCGACTATGAAGAACAGTTTAGGCTTGCGGCAGAAGAAGACCGAGAGCGTGCGCCAATTCGATTTGTGCCACGCACTATGTTTTATAGGTGATTAAATGCCTAACAGGTTTTCATCTGGCAAGCATTCAATCGCTGAATGTGACCGATGTGGTTTCAGATTTAAACTGAAACAACTTCGTAAACTTACGATTAAAACAAAACAAGTCAGCATTAAAGTTTGCAACGAATGTTGGGAACCGGACCAGCCTCAATTGCAATTGGGTATGTATCCGGTTAATGACCCTCAAGCAGTGCGTGAACCAAGACCGGATAACAGTTATTATGTATCTGGTCCTGATTTTGAAGGTAATCCATCCGAAGGTAGCCGTATTATTAATTGGGGATGGAGTCCTGTTGGTCAGGCGGATGATGGCGGGTTAACACCCAACCCATTACAGGGCGCTGGACAAATAGGAACCGTAACAGTAAATATCACTTAGGAGTAATCATGGACAAGAAAGAAGTTAAGCAAATTGCTGACAAAGAAGTGAAGGCGCATGAAAAGCGTTTACACGGCAAGGGTTATCGCGCTGGCGGCAAGACTAGCCTTGAAATGAAGAAGGTTGGTCGAGGCATGGCAAAGGTTTTAAACCAACGCGATTCGATGGGTAAAGTGAAAAAGGTGGGCATTTAAATGGATAACTTTAACTACTTCCCTGCGGAAACCGCCGACCCTATTGGTAAATATACTCAACCTAAAGAATATTCTGTTGATATGGGTGGCAAGGAAAATGTTGGATACCCGACTGAACGTGTAAACACTCAAACCATCCGCACTCGCGGGTGCCGCGCTTGCACGAAGGGCAACAGTCACAGCAAGAAGATGGGTTGATATGAACTACTCAGAGTTGGTATCAATAGTTCAGGATTACACAGAAAATGTGTTTTCAACTACTGATATCAATACATTTATTGAACAGGCCGAACAGAGAATCTATAACTCTGTTCAATTACCCGCGCTTAGAAAAAATGTAACTGGCAATACAACCCAAGATAATAAATATCTTGCAGCACCATCAGATTGGTTATCTACATTTTCAATGGCGGTTGTTAAGGCAAATGGGAATTACGAATATCTTCTTAACAAAGATGTAAATTTTATTAGGGCGGCTTATCCAGCGCCGACAGATACCGGAACTCCAGAGTATTATGCTTTGTTTGACCAGAATACTTTTATTCTTGGTCCAACGCCTAATTCAAACTACACAATTGAATTGCATTATTTTTATTACCCAGAATCAATTGTTACCGCAAATACAACATGGCTAGGTAATAATTTTGATTCTGCTCTTTTGTATGGAACGTTATTAGAGGCGTATACATACATGAAGGGCGAATCTGATGTTGTTGCTCTTTATAAACAGCGTTATGACGAAGCAATGACTTTGCTTAAACAGCTTGGCGAAGGTAAAGACCGTCAAGATGCTTATCGTAGCGGTCAAGTTAGATACAAGGTGCAATGATGGGAATTAGCGTTGAACTTCCAATTCTTCTTGGTGGTGTAACAGTACATACCACAGAAAATCGCGGGTTTACGCCAGAAGAACTTGCTGAGATGGCCCTAGATAAGATTATTTATGTTGGCAGTCAAAGTCATCCCGTAATTCGTGACCAAGCAGAGGCGTTTAAAGGTCATGTCAGGTCGGTGCTGGTTGCTTACATGAAACAAGCGGTTGTGTGTCACAACACAACAATTGCTCAACGCCTCACGGATGCGGGTCATCCTGAGTTAGCAAAACTTTTAGATTAAGGAGCCTATTATGGCAATTTCGCAAGCGATGTGTACTTCGTTCAAGGTTGAACTCTTGACGGCTACGCACAACTTTACTGCATCTACTGGCGATACTTTCAAGATTGCGCTGTACACCTCGTCAGCAACTCTTGGCGCTGGTACTACTGCCTATACCGTATCTAATGAAGTCTCGGGCACTGGTTACACGGCCGGTGGTAATACCCTGACTAACGTTACCCCGACTTCTTCGGGCACCACGGCTTTTACTGACTTTGCTGATACGACTTGGAGTACCGCCACTATTACGGCTCGCGGAGCTTTGATTTACAACAGCAGCAAGTCAGACAAGGCTGTGTGCGTTCTTGACTTTGGTTCGGATAAGACTTCGACGGCCGGAAACTTTACAATCGTAATGCCCACAGCAGATGCATCAAATTCCATTATACGAATTGCTTAAAAAATGAAAAAATGTGTAACGTGCCTTGAAATTAAACATCTGGCAGATTTTTACAAACGTAAAGATTCTTTAGATGGGTTAAGAAATGACTGCAAATGCTGTCGCAAGGCACGTTCTGTACAAAATTATTTTGTAAAACATGAACAAAACAAAGAAGCAAAAAAAAAGCAATATCTCCGTAGGTTAAAAGAAAATCCAAACTACAACGCCGAGCTGTACATGCGTAACCGCGATAAAAGCCTTGCTATCAGTAAAGAGTATTACAATAAAAATAAAGAAAAAGTAAAAGCAAAAGTTAAAGAATGGGCGAGAAATAATCACGGAAAAGCATTGTCTTATTCAAAAATGTATAAGACTAAAAAAATTCAACGCACTCCCACATGGCTTACAGAAAACGATATGTTTTTGATTTCTGAAGCCTACGAATTAGCGGCGTTGCGTACACAGATGTTTGGATTCTCTTGGCACGTTGACCATATAATTCCGTTGCGTGGTAAGACTGTTTCTGGCCTTCATGTGCCTTGGAACCTGCAAGTAATTCCGGGTACCGAGAATATGAGGAAAAGCAACCGATATTTAGTTTAAGGAACCCTCATGGCCGGATGGGGCAGCAATGGATGGGGTCTTAGTTCTTGGGGGGCGGGCGAAGATGTCGTCGTGCCGCTCGGGGGCTGGGGCGCTATTCCGGGCTGGGGCCAAGGTAGTTGGGGTGAAACAAGCAGTAGCGTAAGCGCAGTAGGTGCGGTTGGCACTGTAGAAATACAGACCAGCGTTAATGTAACTGTAGATGCTACTGGCGTTGAAGCAACCGGCGCAGTCGGGACCGTAGATTTTGTTCTTGACTGTGTATTTGAAGTATCCGGAGTTGCGGGCACTGGTGAAGTTGGCGATGTTGCTGTTGAAGGTATTGCCAATGTAGATGCCACAGGTGTTGAAGGCGCGGGTCAAGTAGGCAATGTAGTAGTAAATGCTGCTGCTGTAGTTGATGTAACCGGCGTCGAAGGAACTGGTGTTGAAGGGAATGTAGTAGCCGAGGCAGGTTCAGAAGTTGATGCACTAGGCAATGCCGCTACAGGATTTGTTGGTGATGTAGCAGTTGAAGGTGTAGCAAATGTTGATGCTACTGGAGTTGAAGGCACGGGGCAGGTTGGTACTGTAGTCGCGCAAGCCTCCGCTGTAGTTGATGTAACTGGTGTTGAGGGCGCGGGCCAAGAAGGTACGGTAACGGTTGAGGCTAGTGCTGATGTAGTTGTTACAGGTGTTGTTGCTTCTGGATTTGTTGGTGATGTAGCAATTATCGGCGTTGCAAATGTTGATGTAACCGGCGTTGAAGCAGTAAACGACGAAGGAGATGTAACAGTTCTGTTGAGTCAGAACATACCTGTAACTGGCGTATTTGCTACAGGACAAGTTGGCACCGTTCAAGTATCAGCAAGAGCGCGAGTAGACCTTACCGGAGTTCAGGCAACTGGACAAATTGGCACAGTTTTGGTATGGAGTCAGATAGATGATAACCAGACCCCGAACTGGCAGAATATAGATGACAGCCAAGCCTCTGTTTGGCAAAATATTAACGACACGCAAACACCCTCTTGGGTGCCGATAGCGGCATAGGAGTTTTAAATGGCGAGTACATACTCAAACCTAAAGATTGAACTAATCGGCACCGGGGAGCAGTCGGGTACTTGGGGTACTACGACCAACACAAACCTTGGCACTGCCATTGAAGAAGCGATTGTTGGTTATGCCACGGCAAACTTTACTAGTGATGCCGACCTGACGATTTCGCTTACTGATACTAATGCTACGCAGACCGCCCGTAATCTGGTGTTGAATCTAACTTCTTCGGGTTCTCTTAGCACTACGCGAAATCTGATTGTGCCGACGATTGAGAAGCCGTACTACATCTTCAACAACACTACCGGCAGTCAAAGCATCGTAGTTAAGACATCCGCCGGTACAGGCGTTACGGTTCCGAATGGTAGAAAAGTTCAGGTGTATGCGGACGGCACCAATGTTGTGCCGATTATTGATTCGCTGCCTGTATCTGCAACATTGACCTACCGGCTTCCTCTTACTGATGGAACAAACGGACAGTTGCTTCAAACAAACGGCTCCGGAACTTTGTCGTTTACTACGGTAACTCCGGGCATTTCTACAGGTAAGAGCATCGCTATGGCGATGATTTTCGGCTTCTGAGGATTAACAAATGGCAAACCCTAATATCGTAAACGTAACTACCATCTACGGTAATACGTCCACTACTTTGATTTCTTCGACGGCTGACCCGTTTGCAACGGCGCTAGTCAATAATGCAGCATCCAGCGGCAAGGTCTACAAGATAAATAGCATTGTTGTTGCTAACGTAGACGGCACTAGCGCTGCTGACATCACTATTAAAATCTTCTCGCAAGATGACCTTGGTGGTACTGGAACGGCTATCGCTTCGACCATCTCGGTCCCGGCTGACGCCACTCTGATTGTGACTGACAAGACTACGTCGTTCTATCTTTTGGAAGATAAGTCTATCGGTGCTACTGCAAGCGCGGCTAATGACCTTGTGGTTACGATTAGTTGGGAAGAAATCAATAGTTAAGGGGCATCTATGTCGATGCGCTACAAAGGCGGGGTAATCTCCGCTACGCCTCCTACCGTAACTTCTTCGGTTGCTACCGGCGTCTGGACGCTTTCACAGCAACTGCAATATCTGGCTGCTGGCACTTGGCCTTTGCCCAACTTCACCGTCATCCAAACCTTTACTGCTTCTGGTACTTGGACTTGTCCCACTGGGGTTACTGAGGTTGAGTACCTAGTAGTCGCTGGTGGGGGTGGTGGTGGTTCTGGTTCTGGCGCTGGTGGTGGAGCTGGTGGCTTCCGTACAGGCACGGGATTATCTGTAACTGCGGGAACTGACTACACAGTTACCGTTGGTGGCGGGGGGGCGGGTGGTGCGGTAACCGGGGCGCCACAATATAGTGCAGTTGGAGTGTCCGGTTCTAATTCTGTTTTTAGCAGTATTACTTCTGCCGGAGGTGGGTATGGAGCAAAGAGTGGTGGAACTGGTGGAGATTTAAATGGTGCTTCTGGAGGGTCTGGTGGCGGCGGTGGATTTACAGGTATTGGCGGCTCTGGAAACACGCCTTCAGTAAGCCCATCTCAAGGTAATAATGGTGGAAATGGGGCTTCTCCTGCGCCTTATGGGGCTGGTGGCGGCGGCGGCGCGTCTGCTGTTGGACAAAATGCTCCCGGCAATGGCGGTACTGGTGGGAATGGAACAGCGTCATCTATTTCCGGTTCGTCAGCGACTTACGCTGGTGGGGGCGGGGGCAGCGCCTATGCCCCCGGAACTGCTGCTGCGGGAGGTTCTGGCGGTGGCGGTGATGGCGGAACTTATCCTAATGCTGGAACAAACGGAACAGTAAACACCGGCGGTGGCGGCGGTGGAGGTGGCATGAGTTCTGGTGGCACAGACGGTAAAGCTGGCGGCTCCGGCGGCTCAGGCATCGTCATCATTAAATACATCGTCCCCGCACAAACCGTATTTACCTTCAAGTCTTCTACTAAGTGGACTTGCCCGACTGGTGTAACGACTGTGGATTATCTGGTTGTTGCTGGTGGTGGTGGGGGTGGGGGTTTTTATGCTGGCGGTGGTGGCGGTGCTGGAGGGTTTCGTACTGGCAGTGCATTAAGTGTCACTGCTGGAACGGAATACACCGTGACCGTTGGTGGTGGTGGGGCTGGGAGTTCAACAAACAATGTTGCCGGAAGTAATGGTAATAATTCAATTTTTTCAACCATCACATCCACTGGCGGCGGTGGTGGTGGAACTGCTCAGAGTGGCACGAGCGGCGGTGCTAATGGGCAGAATGGCGGTTCTGGCGGCGGTGGTGGTGGTCGGGCCGGAGGTTCCACGATTACAGGTGGAACTGGAAATACCCCATCTGTAAGCCCGTCACAAGGTAGTAATGGCGGCAATGGTGGTCTTGCACCATCTGGTCAATATTACGCTGGCGGTGGTGGTGGCGGGGCAAGTGCTGTCGGTAGCGCAGGTGGATTTGCTTCTGGAAATACGGCTGTTGCTGGGGCTGGTGGGAATGGAACCGCATCTAGCATTTCTGGCTCATCCGTAACCTACGCTGGCGGTGGTGGCGGTGCGGCTTTTGATACCGGCCCAACAAGAGGTGATGGAGGCTCTGGTGGTGGTGGAAATGGTGGAGGAGCGCCCGGACCCAGTGCCACCGGCACTAATGGAACCACAAATACGGGTGGCGGCGGTGGTGGTAGCGGAAATTTAGGAACAGGAGCTACAGGCGGTTCAGGCATCGTAATTATCAAAATCACAGGATGACAATGGACACCAAGATTTACTTGCTCGTAGGCATCGACACGGCAATGCACCTGCTTCGTCCGGGTGCTAAGTGGGAAATCTCCAACACTATGATTACCCGTTGGGAAGACCCGCGCCCGTGTCCGACTTGGGAAGAGCTCATGGACACGATGGAGAAAATCAAAGCCTTTGAGGACTCCATCAATACCATCCTGCTGCCGGAGCAGATTGAGCAAATCACTGGCTTCCAACAGATGATTGAAGCCGCATGAGAATAGAGAACCTGTTTCCCACGCCGGTAGCGTTCTGGAACCTCACCTTGAATGAGGATGAGAAGGACTATATCCGCAAACTAGAACAGCGCCCAAATCAGGGTAATACGACTAGTAAGGACAACTACCTGCTGGACAAACTGCTGCGCATCAAAGGCTTTGTTAACAACTGCCTAGATGAATACATGACTACCGTACACGCGCCGAAACACAAGGTAGCGCCGTACATCACTCAGTCGTGGGCCAACTATACAAAACCGGGGCAGTATCACCATAAGCACGCTCACCCTAATTCGTTCATCTCTGGCTGCGTCTATATCGCTGCAAAAGGCGACAAGATTTTCTTTTACAAAGACCAATATCAACAAATCAAACTGCCAGCAGAAACATACAATCCGTATAACTCTGAATCTTGGTGGTTTGAGGTTAACGAAGGCGATGTGATTCTGTTTCCTTCAAGCCTGACTCACATGGTCGAGCAGATGGGTGAGGGTACGGAGGAGCGCATCAGCATCGCGTTCAATACTTTCCTGAAAGGCACAATCGGTAGTGCCGACGAACTGACTGAACTGGAGATTTGAGATGGCACACTTTGCTGAACTCGATGCAAACAATGTCGTACTGCGAGTCATCGTAGTGGACAACAAAGAAACCGCAGACGCTAACGGCGTTGAGAAGGAATCAATTGGCGCTGCTTTCTGCGAGCGTCTGTTCGGTGGCACTTGGAAGCAAACCTCCTACAACGGAAAGATTCGCAAGAATTATGCCGGTATCGGTTATACCTACAACGAAATCCGTGATGCTTTTGTGGCCCCTCAGCCTTATGCGTCTTGGGTGTTGAATGATGCTGCTCAGTGGGAAGCGCCTGTACCTATGCCAACCGATGACAAGCGTTATTCGTGGAATGAAGCAACCCTGTCGTGGATTGAAACCGAAGGACTGTAACTATGAGCAGCCGCTACCCCGGTGGTTTGATTACCAAGACCCCTGTAGTGCCGACAACAGCGGCTGCACCGGGTGTGTGGACTATGGAGCAGGCGCTCCAATATATTAAGGCAGGAACGTGGCCGCCTTCCCTCAAAACCGTAGAAATAAAAATATGGGGCGCTGGCGGTGGAGGTGGTAATTATGGTGGGAGTTCAGGTGAATTTGGAGGTCCGGGTGGGTTTGCCACAGCAACATTCAGTGTTGCGCCGGGAACAGTCCTTACTATCATAGTTGGCGAGGGCGGCAAGCAAGGTACAGCCGATAAAGCCGCGCCAAATGGCGGTGGCGGCAAGCAAACCGATTCCGGTTATTGGTCTGGCGGCGGAGGTGGATTGTGCTCAGTTTTTGTTGGCTCTGGAATTACTTGGAGCAATATAACCAGCGCAAGTGGTACGTTAACCTCAAAGGCTCTTATTGCTGCCGGTTCTGGTGGCGGCGGCGGCTACTACGTTACTAGTGACGGTGGTGGCTGGGGTGGCGGTACATCTGGCGGTGATGGGTTTAATCGCACTGGCGGCTCTAGTGGGGGTAATGGAGCGGGCGGCACCGCAACGTCTGGTGGGAGCGGTGGTATTGGCGGAGATGGTGGCGCTAATGGCTCGTTTCTAAAAGGTGGGGATGGCGGCGGCAGCGGCAGCGGCACTACTGGTGGTGGCGGTGGGGCGGGTTGGTATGGCGGTGGCGGCGCTGGCAACCAAAACAGTGGCGGTGGCGGTGGTGGTGGCTCTGGCATGATTGCATCCATTACTAGCGGAACGTCATTGCCAACTGGAGTGAGTGCTGTATCAGGAAATTCTTTTACAACTCAAACGGGTACTGGTTTAACTGCTCCCAATAATTCAGATGGGGACTATGTTGCCGGGCGCGGTGTAGGTGGCGGCAGTAGCACTGCTGGCGGCAATGGGTTAATTGTAATTTATGTTAATGGCGTAAAAACTTCATACAGTTACACAGGCGATGTTCAAACTCTTACGGTGTAATCATGGACACAGAAATCAAAATTAATCTAAACACAACAACCATCCCAATTGAAGTTGTTGAAGTGCCCATAACAATCATTGAAATACTTGAAAAAGACGGCAAGCGTTATGCTTGGAATGAGGCAACCTTGTCTTGGGTAGAGGTTGATGGGCTGTGAACCTGCGCGTTGCAATCGCCGCCCTTACTCTTAGTGCTTCGGCGCTAGTGGGTATTGCTGTACATGAAGGGTATAGGGGCGAAGCCTACCGGCCTCTGGCCGAAGACGTTCCGACGATTGGTTTTGGCACTACTGAAAACGTCAAAATGGGCGACAAGATTACACCCGAACGTGCGCTAATAAGATTGCTAAATGACTCATCAATGTTCCAAAAGGCGGTCCAAAGATGCGTTAATGTTCCACTCTACCAATATGAGTTCGACGCTTACGTCTCGCTAACTTACAATATCGGTGAAGGAAACTTCTGCAAAAGTACGTTGGTTAAACTACTCAACCAACAAAAGTACGACGAAGCGTGCGCCCAAATTCTACGCTGGGATAAGTTCAAGGGGCGTGCTTTACCGGGCCTAACAAAGCGCAGGCAGGAGGAGTTCAAACAATGCTCGGGCTTTTAGTTAATCGGTGGGTGTTAGGCGGATTGGCCGGGCTAATAATGCTCGGCTTTTCGTATTGGAAGGGTTACACTCACGGCAAAGATGTCGTGCAAAAAGAATGGGATGCCTACAAAGTAGTTCAGGAACGTGAAGTGCAAGCTCAAGCAGACAAATCGCGACAAATTGAGCGACAAATGCAAGCCCATGCCGACATTATTCAGAAGGAGCGTATTCGTGAAACACAGATTGTTAATCGTCGCTACAACGCTCTTATTGACAGCGTG